TTAGTTCGCTTGCGTGAAAGCACAGTATCTACTGTTGGCGAAACCGCCTATTCTGCTTTGATTGGCAAGTTTGTCAATGATGGTAAGCGTCAGATTGAAGATAGTTATTCATGGAATGTCTTATCTCAGACAATTACAGTTACTACTACCTCTGGCACAAGTTCTTATGCTTTGACAGGTGTTGGTCAGAAGTTTCGTGTTAACGATGCTATCAATACCACAAGTGTTATTACCCTAGATAACACCACTGTTGCGGACATGAACCGCAAGCTCAACTTTGGTACGCCTTCACAGTCTATTCCTTCAGAGTTTTGCTTTAGTGGTGTAGATGGAAATGGAGATACAAAGATTGATTTGTTCCCAGTTCCTGATGGCGTGTATACACTTAAGTTTGATGTAACTGTCCCGCAGGCCAATCTGTCTGCTGATGGCACATCTGTCAAAGTCTTGGATTATTTGGTTGCTCAAAGTGCTTATTCTCGTGCTTTGATTGAGCGTGGTGAAGATGGTGGAACAAACTCTAATGAGGCTTATGCTTTGTTTAGGGGAATGCTCTCTGATGCTATTGCATTGGAAAGCACTCGTTATCCTGAAGACAACTTTGTGGCGGTCTAATGGCATCAGCACTTCAAAGTTACAGTCTCTCAGCACCAGGCTTTTATGGCCTAAATACTGAAGATTCTCCACTTGATCTAGGGGCTGGCTTTGCCTTGGTCGCAACTAACTGCATCTTGGATCAGTATGGTCGTATTGGTGCTAGAAAAGGTTGGTCAAGGGTTAACTCATCTTCTGGTGCTTTGGGTGCTAACGATGTTGGTGTAATCCATGAGTTAGTTCAAAACGATGGAACTTTGACTGTTCTGTTTGCTGGAAACAACAAGATATTCAAACTTGGTACTGCTAATGCGGTAACTGAATTGACCTATGGTGGTGGAGGCTCTGCTCCTACTATTTCAGCATCTAATTGGCAATGTGCATCCTTGAATGGCATTGCATACTTCTTCCAAACTGGTCACGATCCTCTGATTTATGACCCTGCCGTAAGTACAACTACTTATCGCAGAGTTTCTGAGAAGTCTGGTTATGTAGCTACAGTTCCTCAAGCCAACATTGCTATTTCAGCTTTTGGTCGCTTGTGGGTAGCTAATACATCTACTGACAAAGTAACTGTTACCTTTTCTGATCTGATTGCAGGTCATGTATGGGGTGGTGGCACTTCAGGCTCATTGGATGTATCTCGTGTATGGCCTAATGGTGCGGATGAAGTCATGGGCTTGGCAGCGCACAATGATTTCTTGTTTATCTTTGGTAAGAAGCAGATTCTTGTTTACTCTGGTGCTTCTACTCCCGCATCTCTTGTTCTGAGCGACACAGTAGGCTCTATTGGATGTATCGCTAGAGATACCATTCAAAGTATTGGTACTGACGTTGTTTTCTTGTCAGACTCAGGTGTTCGTTCATTGATGAGGACAATTCAAGAGAAGTCTGCGCCTTTGCGAGACCTTTCTAAGAATGTTCGATTTGATTTAGAATCTTCCTTGTCTGGAGAAACACTAGCAAACGTCAAATCTGTTTATTCAGAGAAGAATGCTTTTTATCTGCTTGTTCTTCCAGCTACTTTGCAAGTTTATTGTTTTGATACTAAGCAATCTTTGCAAGATGGTGCTTCCCGTGTAACCAAATGGGACAGTATTTCACCAACTGCACTAAGATCGTTGCGTAATGGCGACTTGTACATTGGCAAGAATGGCTACATTGGTAAGTATGGTGGTTATCTTGATGATGCTTCTACTTACCGATTCTTGTACTACACAAATAATGCTGACTTAGGTAATCCTAATCAGATTTCTATTTTGAAGTCTATTACTGCCGTAGTGATTGGTGGTTCTAACCAGTTCCTCACAATCAAGTGGGCTTTTGATTATTCGGGTGCTTATCAGTCAGAGAACGTCTTTATTCCACCTCAAGGCTACTTTGAGTATGGGGTTGGTGAATATGCAGTTGCAGACTACTCAAGTGGCATTCCAATTAAAGCACTGACAAGCAATGCTTCAAGTGCGGGTAAAATCGTACAAACTGGTTACGAAGCCACTATCAATGGCACTCAGTTGTCAATTCAGAAAATTGAACTTCAAGCCAAAGAAGGCAAGATAGGATAAACCATGTCTAATTATTCAAAATCCACTAACTTTGCAACCAAAGATAATCTCTCGCCTGGCAATCCTCTAAAGATTGTTAAAGGTACTGAGATTGATACAGAGTTCAATAACATTGCTACTGCTATAGCGACAAAGACAGATAACTCATCTGCCACGATTACTGGCGGTACGATAAATGGTGCGGTTATCGGTGGAACTACTGCCGCAGCAGGAACATTTACTAACCTTACTGTTAGCACCGCAGCAACGATTGCTTCTGCCGCCATTAGTGCGGGGACGATCAATGGTGTGGTAATTGGTGGCTCTTCCGCCCTAGCAATTACTGGCACAAACATCACGGCAAATACAGGCTTTAGTGGCCCGTTGACAGGTGCAGTCACAGGTAACGTAACAGGCAATGTAACGGGTGCAGTTACAGGAAATGTCACAGGTAACGTAACTGGCAACTTGACAGGCAATGTTACTGCTGCTTCTGGTACTTCTACATTCAACAATGTGACCATCTCTGGCTCATTGGACATGGATAGTGGTACATCGGCAACCATTACTGGTTTGGCAAGCCCTACAAACGATTCTGATGCGGCTACCAAGGGTTATGTAGATGCACTAGCCCAAGGTATTGATGCTAAAGCCTCTGTGGTTGCGGCTACTACTGCAAACATCACTTTATCTGGCGCACAAACCATTGATGGCATCTCGATTGTTGCGGGTGATCGGGTCTTAGTTAAAGACCAATCTACCGCCTCACAGAATGGTATTTACTTATGTGCTTCTGGTTCATGGACACGCACCACAGATGCAGACACTTATGCTGAGTTGGTGGCGGCTTTTACTTTTGTTGAAAAAGGCACAACTAACGCTGACTCTGGCTTTATCTGCACGATTGATGCAGGCGGGACATTGGGAAGCACATCTATTACATGGGCGCAATTCTCTGGCGCAGGTCAGATTACTGCGGGTGATGGTCTTACAAAGACAGGTAACACTCTCAATGTGGGCACTGCATCTTCTAGCCGTATTGTTGTCAATGGCGACAACATTGACTTGGCTTCTTCTGGTGTAACGCCAGGCACATACCAATCTGTTACTTTTGACACTTATGGTCGTGCAACGGCAGGAACTAATCCTACAACGATTGCTGGCTATAACATTACAAATGCTTATACCAAAACTGAAATAGATTCGATTTTTGGTTCGACTACTGCTGCGGCTACTTCTGCTTCTAATGCGGCAACAAGTGCTTCAAACGCATCTACAAGTGCCTCTAACGCTTCTACAAGTGCAAGCAATGCGGCTACAAGTGAAACCAATGCAGCAGCCTCATACGATGCTTTTGATGACCGATATTTAGGTTCTAAGTCTTCTGCTCCTTCTGTAGATAATGATGGCAATGCTCTCCTAACGGGTGCTTTGTACTGGAATACAACAGTAAGTACTTTGTATGTGTGGACAGGATCGGCTTGGTCACAAGCGGCATTTACCGCAGGTGGTTTCTTAGTTAACACTAATAACCTATCTGATGTATCTAATACTGCTACTGCTCGTACTAACTTGGGTTTGGCAATCGGTACTAACGTACAAGCATATAACGCTAATACGGCAGTTACCAATGCCGCACAAACATTCACTGCTACTCAGACTTTCTCAGGAACTTCATCTGCTACTGCCATTGTTTTAAACGATGCGGCAGAGGTGGCTACAGTATCAGCAACAGCCGCTACTGGAACGATTGCTTACGACATTACAACTCAGTCTGTTCTGTACTACACAAGTAACGCAAGTGCTAACTGGACAGTTAACTTCAGAGGCTCTAGCGGTACTTCACTAGATACTTTGATGAGCACAGGTCAATCAATGACTGTGGCTTTCTTGGTGACTCAAGGCTCTACTGCTTACTACAACTCTGCTGTGCAAGTTGATGGCACTACATCTGGTGTTACTACTAGGTGGCTAGGTGGTGCGCCTACTGCGGGTAATGCTAGTGGCATTGATAGCTATCGTTATTTGATTATCAAGACAGGTAGTGCGACTTTTACAGTCTTGGCAAGCAACACACAATTTAAGGCTTAAACCATGCCATTACAAGCAACTTCTGGTGCAGCTAGTTACGATGCCTTTGGTGGTGGTGTTCCTGTTGTTCCTAACTACATTGAGGAAGTGTTTAGCACATACCTTTACACAGGCAACGGCTCTACACAGACAATTACCAATGGCATTGATGAGTCTGGCAAAGGGGCTATGACATGGATTAAATGCCGAAGCACCGCATATGGACATAGGGTTAATGACACTACCCGTGGAGCTAGTAAGTTTTTAGCTACAAACTCAACTGCGGCTGAAGATACTAATGCTTCAGTATTAACTGCATTTACATCTTCTGGTTTTTCTGTTGGTGCTTCTACAGCAGTTAATGAAAGCGCAGCCACATACGTCTCATGGACATTCCGCAAGCAACCAAAGTTCTTTGATGTTGTGACTTATACGGGTACAGGCGCTGTCCAAAACATCGCACACAGCCTTGGGTCAGTTCCTGGCTGCATCATTGTCAAGCGCACAGACAGTTCTTCTGCAAACTGGTATGTCTACCATCAAAGTCTTGGTAACGCTACACGCATCTTTTTAAATCTTACAGATGCGTCATCTGCATCAACAGATTGGAACAGCACAACCCCAACAGCGACTCAATTTACTGTCAGCGCAAACAATGCCGTGAACGGCTCGGGTGGTACTTTTGTCGCCTACCTATTTGCTCACAACGCAGGAGGCTTTGGTCTGACTGGTACAGACAATGTGATTTCGTGCGGGTCGTTTACTTCTGATGGAACAAATTTCACTTCAGTAGACCTTGGTTATGAGCCTCAATTTGTATTAGCAAAAATGTCCAGTGGTGAATCAAACTGGTGGATATTTGACAATATGCGTGGAATTCCTACAGGAAGTAATGACCCTTATCTATTGCCAAACACATCAGGTGCAGAGGCAACAAACAATAATTGGATTGATTTAACTTCCACAGGATTTAGATTTAATGGCGCTCCTGTTGGTTCTGGAACTCTTATCTACATAGCCATTCGTAGAGGCCCGATGAAAGTGCCTACGAGTGGGACTAGTGTGTTTAGTCCTAATATATCTTCTTCATCAGGTGGAACTATTACAACAAATTTTCCAGTTGATTTATCTCTAAATTCTGCAAGGGCTTCAAGTAGCCATTATTCAATGGATAGATTGCGTGGAGCCAGCACTAATTTCTACAACGTCCTTGTAACAAATACAACTGCGGCTGAGGATATTGGAACAGGTGCTGGACTAGGATTTGATAACAATACTGGATTTGTAAATTCTTGGTCAGGTTCTTCTTATGTGTGGTGGAACTTTAGACGCGCCCCTAGCTTCTTTGATGAGGTTTGCTATACAGGGACGGGAAGTGCTACTACGTTTACACACAACTTAGGTGTTGCACCTGAATTGATGATTGTGAAACAAAGAAGTTCAACAACTGGATGGGTTGTTTATGTAAGTGCGTTAGCGGCTTCTGATTATCTTGTTTTAAATAACACTTCAGCATCACAAACAGCATCAACTATTTGGAATAGCACAGCGCCAACATCTTCAGTATTTTCTGTTGGAACTTCCACAACGACAAACACTTCTGCGGGAACTTACGTCAACTACTTATTTGCCACTTGTGCAGGGGTTTCCAAAGTAGGCGAGTTTAGTCATTTAAATGGAACTGCTACTGATGTTAATTGTGGCTTTACCGCTGGTGCAAGGTTTGTTTTATTTAAAAGGTATGACGGCACAGGTGATTGGTATGTATGGGATTCAGCACGAGGAATCGTAAGTGGTAATGACCCTTATTTGTTATTAAATAGTACAGCCGCTGAAGTAACTAACACCGACTTTATTGACCCACTATCTTCTGGATTTCAAGTGTCATCTTCATTTGGCGCAGTAGGTGATAGGGGCTTCTACATCTTCTTGGCTATTGCTTAAAAGGAAAATCATGCAAATACGAACACAATCAGGGCAAGTCATGTACGAAGCAGAATTTCGTGCATACACAAAAGCCAATGGTGGCCCATCATGGGATACAACAACAACTGAAGTCTTAGAGGCTTTGGGTGCTGATGTAGTCTTTGAAGGCCCACAAGCTACAGGCGGTACTGTTTACCAATACTCTCAAGCCTCTGGTGTAGAACAGATTGATGGTAAGTGGTACACAAAGTATGTGCTTGGCCCTGTCTTTGTAGACACTACAGATGATACTGGCAATGTCACATCTGCTACCCAGCATGAGACTGCTTATAAGGCTCAGAAAGATGCTGAACAGGCTAAGAGTGTTCGTCAGACCCGTGATGATAAACTAACAGAAACTGATTGGAGATTTCGTAGCGATATGACTCCATCACAAGAGTGGAAAGATTACTGCCAAGCATTGAGAGATGTTCCTTTGCAAGAAGGCTTCCCTTGGACAATTACTTGGCCTGTTGAGCCACAATAAGGAGCAATCATGGCTGTAACAAACGAACAAATTGTAGACTTTTTGCTTGATAATCCTGGCATAAGTGATGCTGAAATTGTTGCTGCTATGGAGGAGTATGGTGTTTCTCCTTCTCAGATGGCAGAGGCTGTTGGATTAGATGAAGGAGAAGTTGTTTCCCGTGTAGCAGAGACTGTTCCTGAAGGGCAATCTATCACTTTGGGTGACACTATTGTTCAACCTCAGTATCAAGTAATTGGTTCTGGTGAAGATCGTCAAGTTGGTGGTCTTGAGAATGTCTATACCTATAAAACAGGTGAAAATAGAACAGGTGGTGGATATAACCAATATAACCCTGATGGCACTCTTGCTCGTACTGGTACGCAACAAGAAGTCAATGCTACTCAAGACTTTCTAAAGTTCTTGGCAGGTTCTGCTGGTTTGTTTGGCGGACTAGGTGGTGGGTTTGAGAGTCTATTTGGTGGCGGTGGAGCAGCTACTGGTGGTACTGCATTTGATTTGGCTAATGCAGGCATCTTGGGTGGTACTGCTGCTTTTACTCCTGCTGAATTAGCAGCTATTAGCGGTGGAACTGCCACTGGAATTGGTGGAGTAGGTGGATTGGCTACTGGTGGTACTGTCGCAGGAATGGGTACTGGTACTGGCTTAACAGTAGGTGCAGGAACTGGTTTAGGCACAGGTGTTGGTACGGGATTAGGCACAGGTCTTGGTACAGGCTTAGGAACAGGAACTGGCTTGGGTACAGGTTTGGGTACTGGTTTAGGAACAGGTTTGGGTACGGGCTTAGGAACAGGACTTGGTACTGGAACAGGTTTAGGTACTGGTTTAGGAAAAGGTCTTACTACTGGTCTTACTACTGGTCTTACTACTGGTTTGGGCGGTCTTACTGCGGCTCAATTAGCTGCTTTGTTATCAGGTGGTTTAACTACTGGTGCAGGTCTTCTCCAACAACAAACATCTCGTGAAGCGGCTATTCGTGCTCAACAGATGATTGATGCTGAGACTGCTGCTGCCAAACAAGCGGCTGCTTTCAGACCTGTTGGCATGACTACTCGTTTTGGTACTTCACAGTTCCAAGTCGATCCTGTAACAGGTCAATTGACAAGCGCAGGATACACATTAAGCCCTGAAGCTAAGAATGCTCAAGATCGTTTGGTCAAGTTGGCTGAGTCTGGCTTAGTACAAGCTGAAGGCGCTCAACAAGCCTTTGAGCCACTACAAACAGGCGCTCAGAGTTTGTTTAAACTTGGTCAAGGTTATCTTGCTGAAAAGCCTGAAGATGTTGCTAAGAACTATTTAGCTTCTCAAATGGCTTTGTTACAACCAGGCAGAGAACTTGAACTTGCTAATCTGCAAAACAGACTCCAACAACAAGGTCGTGGTGGTTTAGCGGTTGCCCAAGGCGGTACTTTGGGTGCTACAACTCCTGAACTACAGGCTTTGTTCAATGCTAGAGCGCAACAAGAAGCTCAATTGGCGGCTAATGCTCAACAATATGGTCAACAGAATGTCTTGTTTGGTGCGGGTTTATTAGGTCAAGGCTCACAAGCTATGGGTCAATACTATGGTGGTCAACAAGCCGCCTACGCTCCTTACACGACTGCTTTGGGACAAGTTCAAGGTTTGGAGCAATTAGCACAACAACCTTTGACAATGGGTGCGGCTCTTGGTCAACAAGCAGCTACAGCAGGTGCTAATGTGGGTCGTTTAGGCTTATCTGGTGCTGAGTTTAGTACTCGATTGGCTACTGGTAATGCAGCAACAACTAACCCCTATTCAACACTACTTAGTGGACTAGGTGCTTCTCCCGCATTTGGGCAAGCAATT